ACAAAAGCAAACTCTATGGTTAGTAGCGCCAAGCACTACCTGGAATTTGAACTAGCTAAACCTGCAATGGATCAGGCAGTAGTAGGTGCAGAAGTACCGATAAATGAAGGTAACTCAGGACATAACGAACTCGCCAGTCTAGAACCAGAAGGTCGTTTTTGGATCGATACTTATCGTACTATGGACGGTAAAAAAGAAAAAGTATTTACAGACGAAGACGAAGCTAGAACATTCATGGGCACTGTATCAGAAGCCAAGAAGAAACTAGACCCAGTCGGCCACGAAGATGAGGATGTTGATAATGACGGTAAAAAGAATACCAAAACCGATAAGTACCTCAAAGGTAGAAGAGTTAAGATCGGGCAAGCAATCGCCCAGCATTCTAAGAAGAAATGAAACTAAATAAGCTTAAAGATATAATTCAAGAGGCATACTTTGAGGTGCTTATTGAGGCAGCTCAGCCCCCGGTCCAGGGCCCGAAGAGGGACCAGACAGACCCTACGTTGAATATTCTTGGTAAGTTCCCCACCCTTCAAAAGACCCTCACCCACCTCCTAACCCCTCAATACATGCAATTTGTAGAGAAGGTAGGATGGATGTCCCCTAAACCCTCTACCTTCAAAGTAGAGTTTAAATCCGGACAGGATATGGTCTTGAAATGGATGGGTAAGAATTTTGAAGCTAACATTGAAGGCAAGCGCTACTATCTAGCCAATCTACCGGAATACCAGCAGGCCCTTGACAAGATCGGCATCATTCTCTCTCACGGCCCAATCCTGACAGGAATGGATGCACTAGGAGGAGAAGAAGGAGCCGGAGGGGATGTATTCGCCGGGGCAGGGTCACCTGAACCGACTGCCGATGCCGGAGCCGGTGCTGAAGCAGGAACCGAAGCAGGAGCAGAAACAGGAGCTGAAACACCCGCAGCTACACCCGGAGCTGGGGAGGACGTATTCGCAGGACTCTAATGGATTTAGTCGACAAGATAATTAAAGAATGGTCTTGGAGATGTGCTAAGGGCTATCCCCAGTTGGACTCTGAGGAAGATCTTCGTATCTTAAAGGGATTACTTAATATAGACCTTACCGAAGCATCTTTGAGAACCAATACTGAAATAGTAAAAGAAGAGGAAGAATCTGAAATCACTGTTGATACTCTTATGGACCTACTTAAGGCCCGCAAAGACGATCTGCCTGCTGAATTCGTTAAGAATCTATACACCCAGATACAGGGTAAGGGTCAGGGCATATCTTCTAAAATATCTGAAATACTTACCGAAAAAGGTATGGAAGAAAGTAAGTACCTAGTACTATTAACTACTCAGAGATTGAATGCCGAAGAAAAACTTCTTAAATATCTTCAATCCGACTCCAAGCCCGGACTTACAGATTTAAGAGCTAGCGCTGGAGGCGGTTTAGTTGATTTTTTCGTAAAACAGACAAACCTACCTACGGAGTTAGTGCAGCCAATAGTTGACTTTTCATCCGTCCGTACAAGTAAAGGAGTTGGAAAAGGTGAATACGGCTTAGCACTCTTCATGAAAGACGGTGCCAAAAGATCAGTAGGAGACGTAGATGTTGAGGGAGTCAGTATAGAAATTAAAGCTGATTTAGCTAGATTAGGAGAGCGCCACGGCAACTTGAAGCAATTAATCGAATCTTTAGAACAGATAACACAAATCCCAGAAGCCGTCAACCTTGCTAAGTACCTTGAACAGATCGGAAAAGCTAATTTAGATCCTGCAACGATGACAAAGGTCAGAGAGGCGGTAAATAGAGAATTTCAAGACGCCTTTGCGAAGTCTGATCTGACCAGTATCGGTGAAATTCGAAACACGCTTTACGGGTGGTATGTTGATAACTTCTACGCAACTGAACCTAGTGATTTAATCTTACTTTACATGCAAGGAAACTACAAGGTATACTCTCGTGAAGAATTTAAAGCCGCAGTATTATCAGGTGAGATTAAATTTAAGAACGACTTTTCCAAAAGCAACAAAGCTCCTCAGCTACTAGGATTCTAAACTATGAAAAACCTTCAGTCAATTGTTACTCTTATAGCTATCGCTATAGCCATACTGGCGATATCCGGGATTATAAACCCTTACAAAAAAAAGTACCTGGCTGAACTAAAGGCGGTAAGAGAAGCATCAGAGGCGAGAGAAGATTCTTTGAAGACGGTAGTTTTCTCATTAGAGAACGAGGCATTAAGACTTCAAAACAAAGCCGACTCTACCCTTAAGGCACTAGAAGGAGAAGAAACAAAACGTAAAAAAGAAAGAGATGAATTCAATAAAAGGATGGCTGAGCTTAGCAAGCTTTCTACTGCTGAGCTTGCCCGCTATTTCGCAGAGCGTTATAGTCGTTAATGGAGATACTTTAGTTTGTTTACCGGAGACGGTTACAAGAAAAGTTATTGCTGACTTGCATGCAGGTGACCTTTGTAAGGTCGAGCTTGAGAGCTGGATCAGAGAAGCTAAAGGACTTAGAGATGTCATAGATATTCAGAAAGAGCAGATCGTTAAGAAAGACGGTATTACTAAAGCTCTTTATGAAACTATCACAGAGAAGAAGATTCAACTAGAAACAAGAGAGAAAGAAATTGCAGTGTTGAAAGCCGGTAAGGCTGCCAACTACTGGAAAGGGTTATTAACCGGACTAGGGACGGGCGCTGCCCTGGTACTAGGACTGACGGTATTATGAGTGAACAACCGCTGAATGTAAAACAGCTAGTAATACAGGAATACACCAAGTGTGCCCAGGACCCGGCATACTTCATGCGTAAGTACTGCTACATCCAGCATCCCCAGCGAGGCCGGATACTTTTCAACCTATACCCTTTCCAGGACAAGGTCCTGCATCTGTTTAAAGATAATCAGTTCCTGATTACGTTAAAATCCAGGCAGCTTGGGATCTCAACCCTAGCATCAGGGTATGCGCTGTGGTTGATGATCTTCCACAAAGACAAGAACATCCTCGCACTAGCAACCACCCAGGCTACGGCCCGGAACCTAGTCACCAAGGTACAGTTTATGTATGAGCAGCTACCGAGCTGGTTACGGCTTAAGTCCCTAGAGAAGAACAAACTTTCTTTACGGCTTGTGAACGGATCAAGGATCGCTGCTAAATCATCGAACTCTGATGCTGCAAGATCTGAGGCTGTTTCACTGCTGATTATTGACGAAGCTGCGTTTATCGATAACATCGATGAGACTTTCGCTGCTGCACAGCAGACCCTAGCAACAGGAGGTCAGTGCATGGCTCTGTCTACCCCCAACGGGGTAGGGAACTGGTTTCATCAGACCTGGGCTAAAGCAGAGATGTCAGAGAACTCTTTCATACCCATACGCCTGCCCTGGACCGTGCATCCGGAAAGAACCCAGGCCTGGAGAGACTTACAGGATAATGATCTAGGACCTAGGATGGCAGCTCAGGAATGTGACTGCGACTTCCTTTCTTCCGGCGAGACAGTCTTTGAGCCTGAGTACCTCTCCTTTTATGAGCAGACTTACCGCAAGGACCCCAACGAAAGAAGGGGAGTAGACAGCAATTTATGGATCTGGGAGTACCCCGATTACACTAAGTCTTATATGGTTGTGGCTGACGTGGCAAGAGGGGACGGGGCCGACTACAGTACCTTTCATATCATCGATATCGAAGCGGCTACGCAAATCGGCGAATATAGGAGCAAGGTATCTCCCCGTGACTTCGGAAACATTCTAGTAGGCATAGCCTCGGAATACAATAATGCCTTGCTTGTGATTGAGAACGCATCCATGGGATGGGCTACCATCGAGCAGGTCCTAGAACGGGAATATCCCAACCTCTACTATTCCTCTAGATCAGACCAGGATACGGTCGAGAGCTATATGAATAAGTATGAGAAAGGAAATTTAGTTCCCGGCTTTACCATGTCGATGAAGACCCGTCCTCTTGTAATCGCTAAGATGATGGAATACATCAGAGACAAATCAGTCACTATTCAGTCCAAGAGACTGCTAGAGGAGATGAGAGTCTTTGTATGGAAGAACGGCAAAGCCCAAGCCCAGAGCGGCTACAACGATGACTTGATAATGGCTTTTGCTACTGCGTTGTACGTTAGAGATACAGCCCTAAGACTGCGTCAACAGGGTATGGATCTTGCCAGAGCACAGTTATCTTCCTTCTCAAGCCTGAATACCCGCCAGGCTCCTGTGTATAATGTTGGAGATATAAAAAATAATCCGCATACTATGGATACTCCGCACGGAAAAGAGGATTTAACCTGGTTACTCCGTTAGGACTATTTATACTTAAACAGCTTTTGAATGGCTAACACTTCTTTATTTAGTAGATTACAGAGACTTTTCTCCACAGACGTCGTAATACGGAACGTTGGTGGGAATCAGTTAAAGATAGCAGACGTAAATCACATCCAGAGTACTGGACGTTACGAGACCAATTCACTGGTTGACCGCTTCTCTAGACTTTACATCTACAATAACAAAAATATCTTCAACCCAAACCTTAACTATCAAACGTTAAGGATTCAGCTGTACTCCGATTACGAGGCAATGGATACTGATCCGATCATCGCTTCAGCCCTTGATATCATCGCCGACGAGTCTTGCCTTAGAAATGATATGGGTGACATCTTGACGGTCAAGACCTCGGATGAGAACATAAAGAAGATTCTTAACAATCTATTCTACGACGTCCTAAACATTGAGTTTAACTTATGGTCATGGACTAGGAATATGTGTAAGTACGGAGACTTCTTCCTCAAGCTAGAGATCGCTGAGACGTTCGGAGTTTACAACGTCCTACCCTATACCGTCTATAGCATGATCCGTCATGAGAGCCAGGACCCTAAAGCCCCGGCTAAGGTCACTTTTTCAATCGATCCAGACGGTATTGCTTCCTCAACCGACCCCAACTACATCCCCAGACACAAAGACAAAATCATTCAGCTAGACAACTACGAAGTAGCACACTTCCGTCTTCTGTCTGATACTAACTTCCTACCCTACGGCAGGTCTTATCTAGAGCCTGCTAGGAAGGTATTCAAGCAGCTCATCCTTATGGAGGATGCAATGCTTATCCACAGGATCATGAGAGCTCCTGAGAAGAGGACCTTCTACATCAACGTCGGTAACGTACCCCCTAATGAGGTGGAGCAGTTCATGCAGAAGACCATCAATCAGATGAAGAAGACCCCGTACGTAGATCCCCAAACCGGACAGTACAATCTTCGCTTTAATATGCAGAATATGGTCGAGGATTTTTATATCCCGGTCCGTGGAGGTGATACTTCAACTAGAATCGATACGACCAAGGGTCTAGAGTACGACGGAACCAACGACGTCTCTTACCTAAGAGATAAGATGTTTGCTGCTTTAAAGATCCCCAAGGCATACTTCGGATACGAAGGAGACCTGCAAGGTAAGGCAACCTTAGCAGCAGAAGATATTCGCTTTGCCAGAACAGTAGAGAGAATTCAGCGCATCCTAGAGTCAGAACTGACTAAGATCGCTCTTATTCACCTGTACACCCAGGGGTACAAAGGAGAAAGCCTCACCAACTTCGAACTCAAGCTAACAACTCCTTCTATCATCTACGAACAGGAGAAGATAGCTCTACTGAAAGAGAAGATCGATCTAGCAACTCAGATGATGGGCAGTGCCTTATTCTCTTCAGATTATATCTACGAGAATATCTTCAACCTATCCGAAGATCAGTACAACGAGATGCGTGACTTGATTAGAGAGGATAAGAAGAGAACCTTCCGAACCACTCAAATTGAGAACGAAGGCAACGATCCTGTCAAATCAGGGATATCCTACGGCACACCTCACGACCTAGCCACTATGTACGGTAGGAAGGGTGTCGACGGACAGAAACTCCCCACCGGCTATGATGAGCTTGTAGGGGAACCTAACCCCGAGGGCAGACCAAGAACAAATATGTCCATCTACGGCACCCAGAACGACCCCCTAGGGAGAGACAGACTAGGTACCCACGATATGAAGGGCGGTTATGAATCACAGAACGATAAGCTTAGAGAGAGTAGTCTAGCAACTAAATCAGTGTTCTTTCAAAATCAGGATTTATTCAAAGAGCGTAAAAAACTCATCTTTGAACAAGATCATACTGCAGAAACTAGTACTTTACTAGATGAAAGCAATATTAAAGATTTAGAGAAGTAACATATATTTATATTAGTAGACTTACATACTCATGAAAATTAAGCATTCGAAGTATAAAAACACAGGCCTTATTTTTGAGCTGTTGGTGAAGCAAATCGCTTCCGACACTCTATCGAGGAAAGACTCCCCGGCGGTGAAGGTACTCAAGAAGTTCTACACAGGAAAGACATCGTTAGTTAGAGAGTTTAAACTTTACGAATACATCCTTAAGAACAAAGGAGTATCCCAACCCAAAGCCGACACCATCGTCTCTACTATCATCGAGATCTCTAACAAGCTAGATAGAACCGCTATCAAGAAGCAGAAGTACGATCTTATCAAAGATATCAAAGAGTCTTACGACCTAGAGGAGTTCTTCTCTATGAAGGTCCGGGATTACAAGCCGTTGGCTGCCCTGTACTGCTTGATGGAGACTCAAAGCTCTGAAGATCTCGCTGACCCTAAGTCCATTGTTGATAACAGAGTTACTATTCTAGAGCATTTGACTGCTAAGAAGCAGAACCAGGATGATGTCAAGGATACAATGATCGAAGAGTTTTCAAAGTACGATAAGGATTTAAGATTGCTTACCTACAAGATTCTACTGGAGAAGTTCAACGGAGAGTATGAAAACTTTCTACCTCAGCAGAAAGAAATCCTTAGAGAGTTTATCACTGCTTCTGAATCACAGGTGAAACTCAGAAATATGATCAACGAGGAACTAGAGAAAATTTCTACGGAAGTTAATTCTCTTACCCCAAAGATCAAAGACGAGATTATTAAGATTAAGATCGAAGAAGTCCAGAAGCTTATTAAGCCCTTGGATAAGAAGACCCGAATCGACGACAATCATATCGTTAACCTCCTTCAGTACTACGAACTTGTTAATGAGCTTAAGACTTTATGAAAAAGCATAAATTCACCGAGCTCCTCAGAGAACTTATCCTAGCACAGATCAGTGAGATGAACGTCACCGGGGCTATAGGAGCGACCCAAACTCCTTTCGCTTTTTCGAAAGGTAAAAAAGACAACAGAGCCGTTAACGCAATGAAGAGCTTTGGTTACACTAAAGCAGAGAGACCAAAGAGACCTTCCAACACTAAATTGTTTGATTTCAGATGAAAACACTACAAGAAAAATATAATGCTATTTTAGAAGGAAACTTCTCTAAAACGCAATTCGTAAGAGATGCCAGACTGGCACACTCTAACCTCATCACTCAATTCAACAGCTTTGCCGACACCGTCGCTATCCTTAAGAACAAGGGGATGGTGGTAGAAGCTAAGAAAGCCGAAGTAACGGCTTACAAGAAGCCAGAAGTAGATCCTATCGATATGGTTGCACCGGATCTTTTAGATCACGGTATCCAAGCAGAACTTCATGCTGCTGGCATTACAGGTACTCCTTCAGAAGAAGAGTACGCAAAAGCAAAAGAAAAAGCTGCTAAAGAGCTTATCAAAGATCCCCTCTGCTACAAGAACGCCCAGACCATGACCGAGCCCGGTGAGAAGATGGAGAAAGCAAAGCTAAGTGAAGAGACTGCTCTAGACAGGGTTGAAAAAAACGCTTCTATAGCCGTTCAAAACAAGTTAACTGATATCTCAAACACGGTAGGTGAAGAACCTGCTAGCGTAGCAGCAGCTTTTAGAAAGAAAGTACTTGCAGACCCTACTCACTTTGGTAAGATGTCAGCTCACGAGCTTGAAAAAGAGTTTATTAAATTTGCTGAAGATATGAAGGTTGACAAAGAGGCTGACGAGGAGTTTGATAAAATGTCCGGAGAACCTGACCCAGAGAAAATCACTGAAAGACTCAAAGAAGCAGTAAAGTCTTTAATTAAGAAGACTCTAGAATCATAATCATGGCAAATCTCTTAATTGAATATACCCCCTTCCGTCCTACGATCACTGAGTCCGTCAAAAGACCCGGTATCTTTGAGGTTGTGGGTGTTATGCAGAGAGCCAACGCCAAGAACCAGAACGGAAGGATCTACGAGAAAAAAATACTCGAAAGAGA